CGGCTGGATTATCGCCACTATGGTATGGATGTTCCCTTCCGCTGGCGGCGCGAAAATCTGGATTATTATCCTGATGACCTGGCTGGTAGCGCTCGGCGACCTGGCGCATATCGTGGTCGGTTCGGTTGAGATCTTCTATCTGGTGTTTAACGGTGAGATCCCGTGGCAGCAGTTTATCTGGCCTTTTGCCCTGCCGACGCTGGCGGGTAATATCATCGGCGGCACCTTTATCTTTGCCCTGATCAGCCACGCGCAGATCCGCAACGATATGAGCACCGAGGCCAAAGCTAAAGCGCAGGCCGAGGCGAAGCGTAAGCAGCATAAAGAGAAGAAGGATTGCGCGGATTGATGGTTTAACGCGCAGTCAGTCAGGTAACTGGTTAATCCGCGGCGATAATTGCGCTATACTGCGCGCCGCGGTCCCCTTAGTTAAATGGAAATAGGGAATACTCACAATTATAAGGCTATAATCAATAAGTTGCATTGATTATAGCCTTTTTTGTGTACCCATTAATGTACACACCCGCATTGAGTTTAACCCCTCACGTAGTTCTTCCCCGTAATGTAGAGCCACTCCAAAGCAATACAGCTATTGATTTACACGAAGATTGTTCGCTGATAAATTACTGTATATCCAACCAGTATAAATTGAGGGTAAAAAAATGTTCGTTGAACTCATTTACGACAAGCGCAATGTGGCCGAATTCCCGAACGCCAGGGAGCTGATCCTGGCTGAACTGGAGAAGCGAGTACACCGTGTGTTTCCGGCTGCTGAGGTGAAGGTTAAGCCGATGGTCACTAACAGCAGCATTAATACCGATGCCAGTAAAGGCGATAAGGCAAAGCTGGCTGCTGTGATTGAGGAGATGTTTGAAGAGGCTGATATGTGGCTGGCAAATGATGTTTAACTTCTGCGCTGTTATGTAATTGCATTCATCACTGTTCATGCATCCAAGCTGGATAAAAGACCACTAATGCTATTTTATTACTTGAGTTAATCTTACCTATCTTCTTGGTGTAAGTCTGAAAAGGTAAACTTTATGGATGATGCTGATGTAGCGCAGGAACTCGAAGCGGCTCTGATAACTCTGGCTATTTCCGGTCGTAAGCCAGCCCTTAAGAGCAAAGATGGCCTGTGCATCTGGTGCGAGGATGAGCCTATTGTTGCAGATACTGCATTCTGTTCGGCTGAATGTGGCGAAGACTATTCCAAGCATGCCAGAGAAATGAAGCAGAGAGGAACAGGTTCAATTTATCGGGGAGAAAGTGATGATGATTCTTAACCTTTCTACTCCTTTCCATCAGCCCATGAGAGCTAAGTTATGACCCGTTTAATTTTTCTGGCGTTACCTGCTCTTCTGTCTGCATGTTCGGCCAAACAAGAACACCCCCATCAGGTCGGCTTGGCAAACCCTGCATCGGTCTACTGTCAGAAAGTGGGAGGCAGCCCGGAGATTGTAAAAGAGCCTGCAGGTGAAGTCGGCTACTGTACTCTTCCTAGCGGAGAGAGGATTGATGAATGGGCTCTCTACAGAAGAGATAATCCCAGTCAATAGTCGCTAGAAAAGGCGTTCGGGTTAATCAAGGAGGAGTGATGGCCTTTAATGATCTGGAATATTTTGCAGTGAAAAAAGAAGTCGGCGCGTTTGTTGAAAGCATCAGGCCGCCAGCACATGTCAGAAACGAACTCGATATCGTTTACTCCATAGACGAACAATCCATTGAGATAGGCGAGCGGCGTCCAGTTTGGCGTGGAGAGTCTGGAGAATTCTTTGTTCTCACGTCGGCCAAGATCACCTATTTTAGAACAAAAAAGGAATGGAGGGTTTATTGGATGCGAGCTAATGATGAGTGGGAACTGTATCAAGCAGCCGATACGCTTACCGATGCGTTAGAGATGGTCCGAATTGATGCACATGGCTGCTTCTTTGGCTAGGGGCCGGAAGGGACGTTCGGGTAAGCTAAATTTCTATTATGGTGAGACTTGAGGCAAGGTAAGCATAGGTGATTGGATTGTTAACCTGAGTGGTAATTTCGCTGGTTACCTCAAAACCCAAGGATACACCTGGATTGTTAATAAGGAGCTGTTAAAATGTCCATTAAAGAAAAACAAGAAGTACAAGGCGGCGATGACACCATGAAATCATATGCGATCTGGAACAACAAAGGCGGAGTGGGTAAGACCTATCTCTCATTTGCTATGGCAACCGAATATGCGCGCCAAAACCCAGATAAACGCGTAATTTTTGCTGACATGTGCCCACAGGCGAATCTTTCTGAAATCCTCCTTGGAGGTAATGGTACAGGAGCAGCAAGGCTTGCTGACCTAATCCAGCAGCGAAGAACCGTTGGCGGATACTTTGACAGAAGAACTCGAAGCCCACATATGATTACTGGCTCAGAAACAAGCTTTTTGATTCCAGTTCATGGAACAAATAAAAGCATTCCCGAAAATGTGTTTCTTATCGCTGGCGATCCTAGTTTAGAAGTTCAAGCTCAGGTCATTAACCAACTTAGCAGCGTGAACCTGCCCGTTGATTCTTGGAAAAGTATCCATCTGTGGCTTCGTGACCTTTTGGTTGCTTGTGCTCAGCAGCAAGGAATTGAAAATACAGTATGTTTCATAGATTGCAACCCTAGTTTTTCAGCTTATACCGAGCTTTCTCTGATTGCTGCAAATGCCATAATTGTCCCATGCTCAAGCGATGGGTCTTCGGCGAGGGCCGTAGACAACCTTAGCCAGCTTGTCTACGGTGTTGGGGTTCAGAATGATTACCGATCTGTTAACTTCTATGATCGATGCATCCACTTCGGTTTAGCGGTGCCGGTGATACATTCTTTGGTTTTTAACCGCTCTACTGAATATGATAAGCGAGCTAGCAAAGCCTTTTCTGCAATGTTTGATGAAATCCTATCAAGAGCAGAAAACCTTAAGAAATCTAAACCCAGCTCTTTTCAAGGTGGCGAGCTTAAGACATTTACAGTACCTGACAACCACTCTGTGGCCATTGTGTCTTCTCACTTAGGCAAACCGCTATTTGATATCAAGCCTGGCAGGTATCAAATTCACGACACAGAGCCTCAGATTAACAATGAACCACTGGAAAGATACGGAAAAGCTGTAGAGATTTTAGTGCAGAGTCTCTAAGTAGAATACCCGGCCACCGCGGCGTGCTTTTGTACCAGTTTTTTGGCTCACAGCTTGCGAAGATGCAGTTTAGGACTACCCTCATGTTAGGGATCATTGCTGGTTCCTTTTATGGTGCAGATTATACCGCCCGGCCTAAGCCGGGTTTTTTTATGCCTGCCGGTGACTGCGTAGAACATTTACTTAACATTCGATGATACTGCTATCTTTCCGGCCAGCAACTTGTACATTAGCGTAGCAGCCTGTGCTGCGTTTGGTTTCCCTTTCCCTTGACCGAATTTATGCCTGTGTAACGCAGGCTTTTTTCCTACCTTGCATTTCTCGTTGGCCCGACTAAACTCAAATTGGCACAAGATAGTGTCAACCTCACAGAGCCATGTCTCTGCGTAACAAGGATTTCTGCCCGCAATAATTTTCGCGGGCATTTTTTTGCTGAAATTTTAGTGCCAGCGTAATCTATAGCTGTTTTACTCCTCGCCCCCTGCTGTCTGCTCCATTTCTCGTATGCGGATGTTACTGACTGAGTCCTCCGGCGTCTGCACCGCTGGTATGCAAAACTTTCAGCAGATGATCCCTTCGTCAAATTAACGGCCCGTTAAAGTCATGATGCTGCGTAATCGTCAGCACCACGGTCCCGATCACAATCACCTCGCTCAACGCTTCACCTTCAATCGCATCCCCATCCGGCGTGATAATCGCTCGCCCCATCATTTTGCCGATTGCCACTTCGCCAAATATTTCGTAGCAAATCACAGAGCCGTTTCCAGGAGCCAATGAGCGGTCAATGACGTACTGCAGGCCGCCGAACTCGACCAGCGATGTCGCAGATGGATGTGGGATGAACAGGCGGTTCAGGCATATGCTGTCTTCGATGTAGTCGGTAGCCGGGGATGGGAAACCCATATCAGTATCCCCCGTTGTTGGGATTAAACAGCAGGAACGTCAGGCGCTCACCTTCTTCGGTGGACACGTCTTTAAAGGTGCTCTGATAGTGCTCAATCCAGCGATTGGCCTCGGCCAGTGACCATTCATAATTGACCAACGCCAACGCCAGCGCCGCGACGAAGTCCGTGGTGGCGACCGTGCGCCGCCCGTTAGCAGCTATCTGTATGCTCGCCCGGAATGCTGCGGGGATGTCGTCTCTTCTGCCCATGATGCACCTCAATGCTGTTTGGATATACAGTATTATTTGATCGAATGGTGGCAATGATCAACCGGGTGCATGGGGAGAATTGTCAGGATGATGATCTCTCAGAAAATTTAACTACCACTTTGTGATTCCTCATTGCTGGGTACATCCAGCACTGGTGGCTCGTCTTTCCAGGTCGCCTCGCTTTCAACCTCACGCTTACCAATCTCCTCAGCGCTGGCTTTTATTTTATCCACCACTGCCAGCACTTCTGGATTATCAAGGGCCAGCATTTCTACAATGCTGAACAACGCCTTAATGGCTTCGGTGTGAAATGCGGCCGCAGCACCTGATGTGTTCAGGTACTTGAAGTCAGGGATTACTGTGCCATCCTGGAATGTTCTGTCACCATTCGTGCTGACAGCAACCGGGCACGCCTTTTCCACATCCTGAGCAATCAATCCAACCTCAGCCGCTCCGTCTTTCTTGACGTATGTAGCCCCTCTCCAGCTCAGAACGGACGCCAGAGCATCCGGCACGGCCGTAATTTTAGTTTTGTGGCGCTCATCTGAGCCATTCACCCAGCTACCCGGTGCTGTTGCACTCCCTGACTTCTGAAACTCCCAGGAGCCTGCACCAGTCATGGCAATAAAATATGACTGGATTGACGTATCACCGGCACGTCTGATTCCTGTCTGCGTCAGCTCGTTGTACCAGCGGTAAACCGTCCACCCGACCGGATTACCGGTGCTGCCACCGCTGGCTGTATTGTTAATCTCGACCCGGTTTCGCTCACCGGCCTCTACCGCGAGACCAGCGGTCGATGCTGAAACCCATGATCCGTTAAGTGCTGTCCCGTTACCAGTTTTCCCAAATTTGAAAAGTTTTGCACCGCCAACCCCCCCCGTTTGCAGGGTAAAGTCGCCATAGTTATCCGTGTATGCCACCGCCATATTTGACTTTGCAACATCGTTAGCGGTGAAAGCCAGTGAAGATGCCCAGCCGTTGACGTCAGAAGTGGGCGTTATTTGCACGCTGGTAGTGTTAAATCTGGTGTTGCCAGTCACAGTTCCGCCTGACTTACCGTCTAAAGTATTAAGCCTGGAATCATCACCTGCCGCAACTGTATTCGTAGTATTCCCTACATTGCGAGTTGCCGAATTTCCCAGCCGTCCATACTGTGCCGCCATATAGCCCCAACTCGGGCCGGTGAACGTGCTGCGGTCAGGTCGCTCTACCGTCACCGATTCAGCGTCACTGTAAATCTTCTGCCAGTTCGCCAGCTGCGCAATCATCCCACGCTGGTTCGTTGCCATATCATTCAAAACTTGCTGAGTAATTGCATACTTCAGTGTTGACGGAACGCCGTACCAGGCCAATCCGCTGGCCGTTGGTCCGTTGTACGCCTGCGCAATGGTGAGCTGCGTGTTTGAAGCGATCGACGCGACAATCATGGTATAGGGCGCACCGCCCACAGTAACGCCGATAAAGTCGCCTGCTTTCAGCTCAGTAGTAAACGCAGTTCCGGTGCCACCCACGGTGGCTGAGTTATTGGTTAACGCAATAGTGCCTGCTGGCATGGTTATCTCCGGGCAATAAAAAACCCGGCGCGGTGGCCGGGTCATTGATATTAAAGCGAGTTATTTATCGCAGGATGTTCTGCTGAAATTGTTTTTACTGACCCATTGCCAGTTAAATGGGTATCCGGCTTTGTACTGGGTCTGATTTGCCTGCTGGCGTACAGCATAAATTTGTACAGTGGTTTCTTTGCCAGAAAGCAATGCAACACCTTCACAAACTGGCTGCTGCTTCTCAAGAAAGCCACTGCAACCAGTTAAGAAGATCATTAAAAAAACAATTAATGACTTACACATAGTGAAATCCCTAAATAAGTTTCATTAATATTAATCTCTTTTTTGATATCGTATAATTTGAACTTTCGATCGTTACGATCGAATTAGTACATGCTTACATTTATCGCTTTTATAGTGTTTCTGCGGTTGTAAAACTGAACATTACTAGCCCCACTGCCTGAGTCTCCAACGAATTCAGATTTTATTACCGTGCTGCTCCCCGATTTATATGCCGAGGTATAAGCAATTGCCTGGATTGGGTACACCTGTGCGCCTTGGTTTATCACTCCATTGAAACTTCCCATTACGTCAGGCGCTACAGCCCACTCACCAACTAAAGTGGCGGCGGCGTTGTAACCTGAAGCGTTGGGATCTGCCTGGTTTCCTACGACTTCAATACCTCTTAAAACCTTCGTTTCGTTTGTTATCACGCAACGCCCGGCTGAATCCCATATAGCTATCCCGTACTTAGGCGGTGTCTGGTATTGATATCCAAATACATAGACATCCAGTGTAAACCCGCTCGCAGCGCCTCTGCTGTCTACTACATAGCTTCCGGTTGTCACCGTGTCGAGATAATAAGAAAATGAACTACCTGCTACATTGGTCCGGCAGAAAACCAACCTGAAAGTGCTGTCGTTAGGATGTATAACGCTTATTACTCTACCACCGGTTATATTAAAAGATTTTTTCTCTATTAAGCACAGAGGAAGCGTGTCAAGGATATAATAAGGATTACCCTGCTGGTCTGTAAGGAAAGCACCATAATTAGCCATTAAGCTGTCCTTAAATAAAAAACAACGCGTCCTGCGGAACGTGGCTCTGTTCCTGCGGAATAATCAGAGCCTACCGCTGATATAGATACTGTTCCGCCGTTTATGGTGAACTTCCGGCGATCCATTGTCCCCGTACCTGAAGTGTTTTGAAAAAGATAATCTATGCGCATTCCGGTAGGCACGGTGTAAGACCACGTCCCTGTAGTCTGCCCGTCTGAAAGGGTTGCAGTGCCCAAGACCAGAACTCGAACCAGGCCCGTGTTGTTGTCAACTCCATTAGCATCCCAAGTAGCTATGCCCCATTCAGCCATCTTAGAATACCCCCGTAATACGACCAATCTGGACCCG